CTTACCATATTGCAGACAAACTTAGCATGTCTGTTTCCTGGAACATGATTCCATCAAGAGGATATGCTGGTTTGCCAGGGTATAGCGAAACAACAGGATTATCACCAGATATAAGAACAACAGATGAATATACAGCAGATGGTGGCGCAGGTGGCGGAGAACTACTTGATTGGTATGAAACACATCAAGGACCATTTTGGATGTATCTAGCATATGATAAATATAAAAATCTTGAAGGACAAAATTATCAATATAATGCTTTAAACAGATATAATCAAATTGTTCAAGTTTATTTTTCAGATTTTAACTATTCTGTCGTAAAGCGTGGAGCAACTAATCATGATCTTTGGAACATATCGGTAACTCTGGAAGAAGTCTAAATGTTTGAAAGTACAGAATTAAAAAATCACTTTGAAACATCTGCAACAGTTAGAACTCAGTCATTAGTTCTTGCTGAGTGGAATATGAATATGCCAGACAATATCTACAAACTTGGCAATTATAGATATAGACCACAAGAACAAGGTTCTCAATTTTTGACATTACTTAATACTTTTGACAATTTAGATACTGGTAATTTTTATACAGGCGCAACAGATGCTGACATTGTTATTGACGGTGGGTTTGAAAATAATGGAACCCCACAACTTTTTACATCAATAAAAGAAAAAAATAAATTACTATACTCATTAGAAGATTGCATAAAACCATTTAGACCACGATCTGGAATTAATAAAGCAACGTTTTTTAATGGTAAATATTTATCAAACTCTGGAAGTGATCTTGCAAGACGACCAAGATACTATATGCCATCAAGATATGATCAATTTAAATACTGGACATCATTTAGAACTGAGTCTGGAGCAGAACGTGGTATTGCTAATATTAAAGTTAATGATACATATTATATTGATGATGCTGTTCCATTTGTTGTTTATAAAGAAAATGTTCCAACAAATAGACTTGTAATTAAAATGCAAACAAATGTTGGAGATATTGAACTTGGAGATTTTACAGACATATCTAAAACATTTCCAGATCCATTTTTTGGGAACAGCAATAAAACTACTCCAACAAGATGGAGAATTCAATACTTAGATGAAAATAACTGGACAGATGCATATGTCATTAATGAAAATGATTTGCGTGAAGACGGAACAGATATAATTCAGCCTGATGGTTATGTTGAATTACAATATGGAATAAAAAATATACCAGATAATTTTCAAGATACTTTTATTTTTGCAGAAACAATATCTTCTAGCACACTTCTTCCAACAGTCTCAATTACTGGATATGCATATTTAGTAATTGAAAATAGTGAAGAAGTTGGAACATTTTATATTTGGAACGGAACGACAAATGAATATGAAACATTTGTTCCAGCATACGGATGGATTCTTGGAAATCAAGAAATAAATAATAAAACAACATTTGTTACAGACTTAACAAATCCATTATATTTTATAGAAGGTCTAAACGGTAAAAGGGTTTACAGAGAGTTTCAAGATATTCGTGGCATAAGAATTGTTGTAGAAAAGATGAATAAATTTGACTCAACATTTGATTTAATTGAAATGTCACCAAGATTAATTGTTGATATTTCAGATAAAGTTACAGAGTATAGTGTGAAAAAAATTCTTTCAGATTTGGGAAACTCTGCTCTTCCAGTAGGACAACTTCTTGCTTCAACTGGAAGCATTTCATTGTTTGATGACGACCAGGCTTTTAACGATAATAATACAGAAAGCATTATTTATAAATATATTCGCAAAAATATTAAATTTAATTTTTATGAAAAAATATTAAATGTTGAGGGATTTGATTACTGGGTTCCAATTAAAACATTGTATTCTGATGGCTTTCCACAAGCAGATGTAACTGCTGGAACCCTACAACTTCAACTAAGAGATTTCTATTTCTTCTTAGAGTCTATGCCTGCTCCAAGAATGCTTGTAACAGAAGTATCACTTAGTTACGCAATTAGTTTATTGCTTGACTATATTGGTTTTAGCAATTACGTTTTTTATAGAGAGTCAAATGAGCAAGATCCAATTATTCCATATTTCTTTATTGCTCCAGACCAAACAGTTGCAGAGGTTTTAAATCAACTTGCAGTATCTACTCAAAGTGCAATGTTTTTTGATGAATATAATAACTTTATTATAATGAGTAAAAATTATATGCTTCCAACAAATAGAGAGGTAGATTTAATCTTGTCTGGATCAAGCAATCAGTCAAAAGATGGAATTATTGAAAATCAAACATCAGGACTATTGCCAAACATTATTTCTATTGCTGCAGAAGATAAAAAAGTTTATAACAATGGAAAGATTAATTATACAACTAGGTATATTCAGAGGTCATACGGCTCTGTTCGCCAATCAAGCATGGTTGATCAAGGCAAGACATGGATATACAAACCATCACTTCTCTGGGAAGTATCTGGAACCGATTCAATAAAAACAATAAATGAAGTTGTATCAAAACAAGGAAAATATGTTTTAGGAGCAATGCCATTAAACTCAGACCTGACTGAAACGGCTCCAGTTGTTATTAACCATAAAGTAGAAAACAACATACTTGATCTTGGACAAAATGTTTATGGATTAACAAGATACCAGGGGTACTTTTATTCAAATGGTGAAATTATAAAATATGATGCCGTTCAGTTTAACTTAACTATGGCTGTTTGGTATTCAATTAACTCCGATGGGTCTTTATCAGAAACATTGCCAAGCATCGTTCTGCCTGGAAGGCTTGCACCTACAGATGTAATTGATGAACTAGATAAAAAGGTAGCATCTGGAGAAATTACTGAGGCAGAAAAAGGAACAGCAATTCAGTTATGGAGAAATACACATAGGCAAGGTAGCAGCAATGTGTGGATATCAAGTAATCAAGAGTATCAAAACTTTTTTAGATCTTTACCCTTTAATGGAAAAATATATCCAACTGGCCTTGTTAGAATCTATTCAACCCCATATTATGAAACAGTAGATGGAATTACTAGATTGCAAAATGGAGAAGTATACGAACACGGTCGTGCACAGTTTGGAACAAAGATAGCAAACCACTCTGCTGGAATTAGTTCTTATTGGTCAGATAACGCCTACGTAAAAGGCTGTGACATGAAGTCAGAATATTTATTTACAACAACTCTTTTAGAAGATATTTCTTTGCCTTCAACAACAATAGGTGCTGCTGGAGTAAATAATGCAAAAGCAAGACAAACTTCAAGAGGTGGAACAATAAAAGACTTTTTTTCATCAAGCCATATAACAGAAACACCAGTTAATAGTATGCTATCAACACAGTCTGGCACAGTTCAATCGTCTGCCTTAGTTATGAGTGGACCATCTTTTACAACGACAGAAACTCCAATAAATCTTGTTTCATATGTTTATAAAGAATTAAATAATTCATATAGACATTTTGGAACAAGAATTAGAGTTGTTGGTAAAATAGAAAATAATGAAAATCGTGCTCAAACTCCAAACGGAAGTACGACATATTATCAAGTTTCTGGAGTACAGCCAGATCAAAATGTAAGTATTGGTGGCGGATCTGGAGGACTTGCAGTATTACTTAATCCAGAAACAAATAATGGGTATTATTTTGAAATTGTTGCACTAACAGAACAAAACATAGAATCATATTTAAAATTAGATAACAAAGGCAATTCTAACATATCAATTAACAATGTTGTTTTTTATAAAATTAAAAAAGATTCATCAAACAATAATGCAATTCCAATAAAACTTTGGGGTGGACTAGCAAAAATTGATGTTGATGATGGAAGATTTACTGGACAATACAGAACAACTGGAGAACCAAATCCAACTGTATATGATTTAGCAGTAGAGTATCAAGATATTGGAAAAACAAGAAGATTTTATTTATATATTAATAATAAACTAATAAAGGTTGTTGATGATACAGATCCGCTTCCAACATATAACAACATCGCTACATTTGTCCGTGGCTCATCTAGATGTATGTTTGAAAATGTATATGCTTTGTCAGAAAACTATTCTCAAAATACAGTTTTTACAGTTGGAGAAACAATCTCTTCTGCATTTGGAGATAAAGAAATAGATGCAAATGAATCATTTAGAAAATATGGAATGAGTGGAATAGTTAAGTCAACCTATTTATCTGGAATCAGTTCTCAGCAACCACCAAAATATAATATGTATTTTGATGAGTTTGGATCAATCATGAGAGAATGCGCCTATTTTGACATTAAGTATGATCGTGCTTATCCAGCACTTTATGCACAACTTTCACCAACGTTTAACAGATTAAAAGGTTATACCACATCTGGGTTTTATGCAGATTCTTATGGTGCAGAATTTTTAATTTTTAATTCTACAGATACATTATTAAACCTTGACGAAACAACTGGAAATTATTTAAGAATTCAAGGCATAACATTTACACAAGATACAACACACGAATTAACAGTTGATGATTATTTTAAGAAAAAAGGTAATCTTTCTAATCCACAACTTAGTGGATCATCTCTTATTTCTTCTACTTTAGTTCAAAAAGAAAAATTTGATAAAATTAAATTAAGCAGAATGATATATGGAAATAATGAATTTACACTACAAACGCCATATATACAGACGCAAGATGATGCAGAAAGCCTAATGGGATGGCTTACTGATAAATTAATGGAACCTAAAAAATCTATTGGAATAAAAATGTTTGCAAATCCAATGATCCAATTGGGCGATATAGTAAATATTAACTATAAAAATACAGACGGAATTGATTTAGTTACAAAAGATGATAGTAAGTTTATAGTATATAATATTGAATATTCACGAAAACTTACTGGTCCAGATATGACCGCTTATTTGGTGGAGGTATAAAATGGCTGGCGCATTTGATAGAGAATCTTTTCCAGTTGCACAAGCACCATCTTCTTCGTCTAATTCTGCACAAATAGCATTTGATAAAGCAATGGCAGCAATAGATAAAGTTTTGGCAAACCCAAAGGCAACACAAAAACAAATTGTTAATGCTATGGATAAACTTAATGCTGCAACTGATAAATATGCAAATTCACTTTTAAATAATATAGGAACATCCTCTAATGCTGGCTCTCCACCAGTTTATGTTGCAGACACTTTTGTTCCAACAGAAGAACCAATAATGTTTTCAGGTGCAAATTTAACTGCAACTCCACCAGCACCAGAGCCAGAGCCAATAATATTACAAGCAGCACCAGTAAAAACAGCAACACCAGACATTGTTTTGTTTGATGATAGTGCATTGCCAATAGAAGTAATGACAGATCTTATTTTTGAAAATATTGGAGGTCAGGAATTAATTAGTATTACTAGATCTGATATTGTTAATGGACAAAAAATATCATATCAACCAATTAAAAATTTATCAGCAATTCAACAACAGTATAATCCAAATAATATACTAGGTCTACAACAGACCGCAAATAGATTTTTTGCTGGATTTTCAATTAAACTAGAAGACAGAATTCCTGAAGTTGGCAATGGGTTAAATGGTGAAAATGTTTATTTTGATGAATCTACTGGAGACCTTATTATTGAGTTTATTAATTTAAACAATGATGAACAAATAGAAACTCAAATAACAGTAAATGGTACAATATATGAAACGAATCTTGGAGACTATACGTCATGATAACTAATACTGGTAAGACGATTATTGCTAAATACCTGCTTGGTCAGGCACCAGCATATGCATCTTACATTGCAATAGGTTGTGGAGCAACACCACTTACAACTGGAAATGATATTGGAGATTATTCAACAAAAACCAATTTAGATTTTGAAATGTTCCGTGTACCTATTTCTTCAAGGGGATTTGTAAACGAAGGTGGACTAGATAAAATTGTATTAACAGCAGAACTACCAACAGAAGAAAGATATGAAATCTCTGAAGTAGGAATATACTCTGCTGGATCAAATCCTTCTGCTGGTGCATTTGATAGCAAAACAGTATTTGCTTTTACACAAACAGAAAATTGGCAACACCATACGCCATCAGCAGCAGTTGCAATTGATACATTTTCTGCAGCACTTGATCAACCAGAATACGATAATATTATTGCTGTTACAGATTCAGTATTTCAAACAAGTTCAGACAATCCAATATTTTTTAAATCTCCAAGAGTTGAAAGATATGAAAGACCAAGATTTTTAAATAATATAATAATGATTCAAGGCGACGATGCTGATATTTCAATTAGCGAAGAAAGTGGGGCAGCCCAAGATCATTTTGTAATAGAGCCAGGATCAAGCCATATTCACCTAACTGGTGCCAGTGTTGATTTTACAAGAAACTCTCCAACAGATGAACTAAGATTGGCATTCTCTGTAGTTAACAAAGATGCAACATCTAATGACATACCAGAAAGAGTTAGAGTTCTTGTTGAGTTTGCGTCAACAGAAACAGAGACTGCAGAATATGCTAGGTTTGAGGCTGAAGTTGTAAACGATAGCAGTGGTGGAGCGTATGATTTTGATACAGAAAGATATTTTGTAGTAACTAAACAACTTCAAGATTTGTATACCTCTGCTAACTTTACCTGGAATGCTGTTACAGTTGTTAAAATCTATGCATGTGTTTTTGCAGAAGAAAGCGGACCAATAGGAATTCCATCTCCAAATTATTATGTTGCTTTAGATGCATTAAGATTGGAAAATGTTACAACGCTAAACCCACTCTATGGACTAACTGGATATTCAATTATACAAACTCAAGATGCATCAACAATTGTTAAAAATCCAAACACTAGTAACTACATTGAATTTAGATTTTCTGTGGATGTGTCTGGCGGAGTAACATCATAATGGCTGATGCAAGCATAAAAAAAGCAATCATTAAAAAAGCATTACTTCCAGCAATTGATTCTAACAATATTGGATATGTTTTTAGATATAGAGTTGTATCAGAAGATAAAAACAGAACATCTCAGTGGTCCCCAATAAATATAGTTGAAGATGACTCAATTACTTCAGTTAATGGTGCATTGCAAATATCTCAAACAATAACAACCGCTGTATGGGATGATGAATTAAATAGACCAAAATATGATATATTTGTTGGTTTTGATAATACAACACCAATATATCACGGAACATCACCAATACATACATATTCATTTTTAAATACTGGTACTACAAATGTTCGTGTTATTATTCAGGCTGAGGGATCACAAAAAACACTAAATGAAAGTCTTGAGATATATGACTCAGGAATAGAATTATTGGTATAATGAAAATAGGAGGAAATTAATGGCTAAGGTACCACTACCAGAAAGAGGGCAACCTCTTGACGTTACATATTTATATTCACTTGTTGAGGCTGTAAATGATTTGTCTACACAGGTTTCATCGGCAACCTATAACTACACAACAGTTGATACAGTAAGTGCTGGCGCACAAAATGTTAAAACATCTGAAACTAGAATAATTGGTGGCTATGTTGAAGTTGCCAACAACTCAACAGTTTCTGCTGGAAACGAAAAAACTTTTACATACGATTTTAGTGATTTTAAATACTCTCCAATAGTTTCAGCAACTGCAGTTAATATTGGACAAACACCTGCAGGACAAAATGTAAATGTTATTCTAAAAACTGTAACAACTTCAAGAATTGAAGGTGTTGTAAGGTTTGGAACTTCTGGAGATTTATCACTAGCAGTACATTTAGTTATTGTTGGAATTCCAAACTAAGGATAAAAATTAATAATGCTTAATTGCAAAAAATGCAATGGCAGACTATTTATTGATAGACAATATAGTGGTTTGCAACATATGGAAACTTATTGTATGGTCTGTGGATCAAGAACCTTTTATCATCCACCGACAGAAAGCGAAGAAGGCAGATGGTTACTGGCAAAGGAATTATTCAGAGCGAAGCGTACAATAACTCAACTGTAATCAAAGGCAATCAAAAAATATGGTTCCTTAACGGTGATCTTGTTAGACTTCACCACAGTTCAAGATCTACTGGTTTAGTTTCTGTTTATAATATTACTAAAGATAGACTTGAGACATGTCTTCGTATAGATTTTAGAAAAAATAGAGAACGTGCATATACCGTAGCAGAGACTGCTAAGTTAATTAATCGTCATAGAAAATACATGCCTAAATTAATTAAGACTGGAATGATTCCGCCACCAGTTGGGGCAAAATTAAATGGTGAACGTGGATTTAGAATAAGATCTTATTATTCAGAAAGCATGGTACGAGACATACGTGCTATACTGGCTACTATACATATAGGACAACCAAGAAAAGATGGACTAATAACAAATAATATGACTCCTACAAGCCAAGAATTGACAAGGCGTATGGGAGACGGTATACTTACATATACGAAGACAGAAGATGGCAGGTTTATTCCTGTGTGGGCAGAGAATATTTAATAGAAGAAATGGTGGGGTATGGAAGAAAATAACAGCACTAAGGTATCAGCAACACTAGGATACACATTAAATTTAGGAAATTTTCAATCTTTAAGAGTTGATCTTGGAGTAGTAGACCAAGTGCGTCAAGGTGAAACCACTGGAGATGCTATGGATCGTGTTTATACTTTTGTTGAGAACCAAGTTATTCAAAAGGTAAAAGACGCAAAAGAATCACTTCTAGAGGACTAATATGGCTGAACGCAAAGACCGTATGGCTTTGCTAAGTAGATATAATAAATTACATCTACAAAGATATGAAGCCAAGTCTAATATGAATCTTAATGTTGAGCAATGGGCTGCAGATGCTCTTGTTGAATCATACGGTATTTCTCAATGCTATGATTTATTAGATTATTATTTTAAGATAGCAGAAAATCCTACTTGGAATTATTTTGCATATAATGCAGAAAAAATTCTTAATGGTAAACTAGAAGTAGAGCAAGATATTAAAGAAAGAACAGAGCGCAGGGAACTAGCAAGGAAGTGGATTAGTGAATAATACAGAGGCAAAGTTAATTACTGCAGTATTAAATGATAAACAAATCCATGTATTATTACAAGCCAATGTTGATAATCTTTTAAGAACGCATAACGATGTCTGGAATTTTATTAGACAGTATTCAGAAAATAATCAATCAGTTCCACCAACATCATTAGTTGTAGAAAAATTTAGAGACTTTACTCCAGTAGAAGGGGTTGGTGCAACAAAGCATCACCTTGAAGAATTACAATCAGAATATTTAAATGATAGCCTTAAAGATATTTTACGCAATGCAGCAGGTGAAGTTCAAAGCGGTAATGGTAACAATGCTCTTGAACATTTAATTACTAAAACATCAGAACTTAAAAAGAATACTGCTGCAATTAGAGATATTGAAGTAACAGACCTTAACTCTGCAGTTGCTTATTTTGAAAATGTAAAAAAGATGCAGGATCTTGGACAGGTTGGAATTAAAACTGGATTGCCAGGATTTGATAACTACCTACCTTCTGGAATCATGCCAGGACAACTTGGAGTATTCCTTGCATATCCAGGTATCGGAAAGTCCTGGTTGGCCCTGTATTTCGCTGTACAGGCTTGGAAACAGGGTCGTAGCCCACTAGTCATAAGTCTTGAAATGTCTGAAACAGAAGTTCGTAATCGTGTATTTGCAATTATGGGTGAAGGTCTTTGGTCTCATCGTAAACTTAGCAATGGAGAAGTAGAAATTGATATGCTTAAAAAGTGGCATGCTGATAAGTTGCAAGGTAAACCAGAGTTTCATATTATTTCCAATGATAGTGGTGGAGAAGTAACTCCTTCAGTTATACGTGGAAAGATTGATCAGTATAAGCCAGACTTTGTTGTTGTTGACTATCTACAACTTATGTCTCCAAATCAAAAGTCAGATAATGAAACGGTACGAATGAAGAACCTTTCACGAGAACTTAAACTTATGTCCATTAGTGAAGAGGTTCCAATTATGGCTATCTCTTCTGCTACACCAGATGATGTTAAAGATTTGTCTAGCCCACCAACTTTAGGGCAGACCGCTTGGTCTAGACAGATTGCATATGATGCTGACTGGGTAATGGCTCTTGGTCGTGCCACCAATAGTGATATTATTGAATGCGTATTTAGAAAAAATAGAAATGGTTTTATGGGTGATTTTTTAGTTCAAGTAGACTTTGATAGAGGATACTATCGCTATAAAGACTATGAGGATAAAAATGGTTAAAGATATGTATACGGCAGAGCAAGTCCGTCGTGTTCTTACTGGTGCTGGAATTGATATTGAAGCAGAGTATGGGACTGACTATATTGTTTTTTGTCCATACCACAATAACAATAGAACTCCTGCTGGAGAAGTATCAAAAGATCATGGAACATTTTTTTGTTTTGGATGCCAAACAACAAAAAGCCTTATTGAATTTATAATGCACACATCTAACAGAACATACTTTGAAGCAATTAGATATATTAAAAGCAAAGAACAAGAAACAAGTATTGAGGATTCAGTTAATAAGGCATTAATTGAAAAACCAGAATTTGTTCAATATGATGAACTTTTAATTAAAAGGTTAACCAATCAAGCATTAGAGTCTCCAAGAGCAGTTAGATATTTTGAAGGAAGAAGCATTACAAAAGAATCTATTAATAAATTTAACCTTGGGTATTCAGAAAAACAAGATTCAGTAACAATACCAGTACACTCACCAGATGGAATGTGTATAGGGTTTGTGGCTAGAACTGTTGAAGGAAAAGAGTTTAAAAATACACCTGGATTGCCAAAAGGCAAGGTATTATTTAATCTTCATAGAATTAAGGCATCAAGCACTGTCTATGTTGTTGAATCATCTTTTGATGCAATTAGATTAGACCAAGTTGGATTCCCTGCGGTTGCTACGCTAGGGGCAAATGTT